ACGTGCCGCCTGTTAGTCGGGAGTACCTGACGCACCTTGACGATTGACACGTCTTGGCCGTCATAATACTCCTTTCCACAAGACTCCCGGAACTTACCGTTCCAGAAGCTCTTGCGTCGATTCACTTTAGCTCCAAAGAGCTCCAGTGAATCAATAACGGCGGGCACAAATTCTACAGGGACGATAATATCGTCTCCGTAGACACGCACCTTCCCCCGCATTCGTTTTACTAATGCAGGGGAAGTCTGTGTGTTAAGCGCTTTCTCTATCCCGAGGAAGATGAGGGTCAGAAAGACCATCTCTTCAATCGGGAAGGTTAGCGCTGAACCCATAGACGCGAATTTGGCCAAGTTTTTGATAACTTGACCATCAACGACAGCGCTCCTTGAGCGACACGCTTGAATGGCTTTACGCATTTTGCCAGACGAGTGTGTCATCTCAAGTACTAGCTGATTCGAGACCCTATCGGAAGCTTCGCTAAGGTCTAGCGTCGCAAGTTCACCGTTAAGTGAACCCCGCATGGCCATTCGCTGGTTAGGCGTCTGGTCATCCGATCCGAGAAAGGAACCGAGATGAAAATCCCGGATTCCCTCGAGAAGGATCGGCAGGAGAGACTGCTGTGCGTATTGCATAGCCGTCGGCTCCACGCCGATGATTCTCGGGGTCTTGAGCGTCTTAGGAACCGAAATCACCTTAACGGGGATCTCGGCACCAGGTTCGAGGATGTCGATATCGGCCAAGTCCTCGACATTGTCAGGACTTGGAAGGAGATTCGTTTCCATCAGGAAACTTGTCTCCAACCGACGTGGCCAAGTACGTTGGAGATACTTTGCGTTTCCACGCAACTTATCAGCCGTTGCACCTGGTCCATGCTTAGGGACGGGTGGATTCGACTCGATCTCTCGATCAAGTTGTTTCCACATCGCCCCGAAAAGCGTGTCAGCTACACGACGGAAATCTCCCAATTGGGAGGAGTCCACTATGTAGCCAGCACCGACATCCTGCTCACACTCAATGTAATCCCGGTACGCCGCCTTCTCACGTGCATCGCTGCACGGGAGTTGGATCTTGGAGAACATCAGCGTAAGCTGACGAATCTCCTTGATTGCGTCGACGCTGGGAGCATTGAGTAGCACACCAGAGTCGCGTTCGAACACAAGCTCCAGGAAACCTCCGAGAAATCGGGGGAGACCTCTCTTACGGTGGAAACCACTGTAAGAGTTGGGAGCGATGAAACCTTGGTCAAGATCTCTTTCGAAATCTTTTCCAAAGTTCATCAGGGTTATCGTAAGAAACGAGAACCCCTCATGCTTAGAACGCGCCGTGACAGTTTTAATGTCACGGGTGGCGCTTGTGCGACATCTCATTGCACTTTCTTGTGCAATGATTGACCACAAAAGGATACCATCCTCAAGCGGTCGGTGGAGCCGTTGTTGGCTTTTCATAGTCCGTTCCTTTAAATAGGGACGTTAACTATCCAAGCCCACAACATTCTCCTACAGTG